TGTCTTTGATACATCAACCACATTTCTAGCTGTTCTAAGGCTGTCGTATCGGCTGTGTGTACTGCACCCATAGGAGACCGCATAGGAAAGCTAAACACTGTTGTAGCGTCAGGCTTCATTACGTCAGGCTCATTAGGGATACCTTGGTCCATCATAAACTGTGTTAGCGGGTCTTTGTTGTCTCCTCTTACTGTACGAATATAGTATGGGCTGTGTCTTGCATGAATCCCACTGGCAGAATCCACAACCTGTGAAACCGTACCCGATGGTTTAACACAAGTTATAGCTGTTGATACTGGGATACCTAGCTTATCAGCCCACTCCTTATTTGTTTCCACTGCTACTTCTTTAAGGTGTTGTAGTGTCTTATCTAGCCCTGCGTTCTTTAGCGTCATTAACGGGTTGTCCATTATCCCCGTGAGAGACACACCGAGCAATCGCTCTTCTGAGGTATTGTCAGTCCACATTTTACGCAAGTACGGAAAGTGGGTGTAGGTTGACTGAATGGTTCCAAGTATAGTTGCAAGACGGACTTTTCTTGTAAGGTCTTCCAGAGTGTCGTTAGCACGTATGACAACTTCCGTGAGATTACAGAACTGATTCGGTCTAAGTATGATTTCCGAACATGGGTTGGTTCCGAACTCGTATTCTGCATTTCGTCTGCCATTCTTAGCCGCCTGTTTCTTCGATGCTTCACGATTAAATACACCTCGCTCACCTGATCCACTCTCCATCAATGATACCCACTCACGCATGAATGACATACTGTCTGGCTTTTCTGTATAAGACACAGAGTTATTAGCTAAGGCTCGTTGTCCATTCAGTTCCCACCAGTTACCTGANNATACGATCATCAGATAGGTTGCTTAAAGATATCATAGCAGAGCGTCTAACGCCCCCTACAACAACAACTTCACCAATCTTACACATTAGGTCGTGGCACTCAATAGAACTCAGCTTACGCCCCTGTGCTGCCTTAAACGTAGACACAGAGAAGTTAAACAAATCAACCAAAGGAGCAGGACCACTAGCACGACCACCAAACGTCTTAAGTCTAGCACCCGCTGGACGTACTTTAGATACATCCCACTTAGGAATCTCACCAGCCCACAGGAGAGCCAGAACTTGACTAAGACCTTTAGCCCAACCTTCCTTACTGTCCTTGATAACAATAGTCGTGTCACTTTCAAAGAGGGAGGGAACCTCTGGCAACTTAGTAATGAACTGACGCTCAACACTGAACCCGACACCAGTACCACAGAGCAGGATGAACATAGCCTCGTCGAAGGCTTTAGGATCATCTACGGGTAAGTAAGAACAGTTATACATACAAGTGTTATCTCTTGCTGAACTCTTACCAGCAGTCATAAGAGAACGCATAGATGGCATAACTTCAAGGCTAAGGATAGCACTGCTAATCTCTTCTTGATGCGTAGGGGTTAGCCAAGGAGATACGATATTAGTCATATACCGACCAACTGTCTCACCCCAAGTCTCACGGCGTCCTTCCTCTTCTAACCAACGTGCATAACGGCTAGTAGCAATAAATGTTTGGTAGTCTGTGGGCAAGTAGTTACTTTTCATTCTTCGTTCCTCTTTGAATCATATCTTCGTCTAGCCAGATCATTCGGTTAATATCGCCTCTGTTGATGCCTATGTCTTTTAAGGCAGCATCAGTCATAGTATTTAATTGCTTGATGGTTTCTCTGTGTAACCGCCAAGTCTTTAGGTAGTTGTAGTATCGTGTAACCCAATTCATCTGTTGTCACCACTGCCCTTAATAGTTCCACGTGCCTCACGGCTATCTAGTTTGTTAATGTTCTCTAGGATGGTCACACCTAAGTTAGCATGGTAGTAGTTAGATAAGGCTGTAGCATAGAACACAACGTCACCTAGTTCCTTTACAATGTCGTTAGGTGTAACCTCAGTCTTGTCCCTCATGCTTTTCTTAATCTTCTCCGCTACTTCCCCAGCCTCACCCATAAGTCCTAGAGCATTTTCCATCAGACGGTCTTTACCCTCAGTAATGATCTTATCCTCTACCCAATCACTATACTCTCGGAACGCTTCCATACTCTTGTGGCTCATAATCATTGTATCATTCTCCCATAAAACTGCGTCTGTTCTTCATTACTGTAGTCAAAGAGATACCAAGCACAGTTATCCTTACCTTGGCTCTTACTTCCCTCAATCCACTTAACTCTTCCTACACTTACCACCGTCTTACAGTAGGTCATAAAGGTAGCTGACTGCTTAGTGTGCATCCAATCCGCATCGAACAACAACCAAACAGGACATATACCCAAGAAGTTATCTATTAACGGATGCAGTATCTTCCTGTCCCAAGGTGGGTTAGTAATAGCAAAGAAGTCCTTGCTAAAACTACCTGAGACACTTTCTATAGTTAGCGCATCCATCTTCTGTACATAGTCATGTCTTGGCTCTATGTCGTAGGCACCTATACATTCCCCTAGTCCACTGGTTAACTGGCTTATATGAGAGATCAGTCTCCCGTCACCCGCGCATGGCTCCAAGTAATCGAAGGCATACGGTAGGTGAGGGATCAGAGGCTCTACAGCCTGTATTGGGGTAGGATAGTAGTCCCTTGGCACTCGCTCAAAATTAGAACGCTTCCCCATTACCGTACATCTCCTTTAGACGTTGAAGTGATACAAACTCAGGGTCGTACATGCCACCAGAAATGTCCCTCTTAATGACAACACCCTTCCACCAATCGTTGTTAGCTTGACCAGCCCAAGACTCTGCTGCACCCTTGTAACACCCCGCTACAAGCCCCATGATACCACTAGGGTGCGCCCCATCCCTAAACTTAAGGTCTCGCTTGTGACTATGCCCACACGTACTGCTGTGGTTCCTATTAGCCATTAGTGCATTAGCATGATGTAACCCTGACATAGCAGTACCATAATTACCAGAACTGAAGTAGTGAGCATATGATATTCCATCGTAGTCCCTTATAGATGGTGCTGAGTTCTCGTATTCATGGTATTCATCAAACCAGTGATCAGTCTGTAAGTGGCTATATGAAATACCATACTTGTCTCCTTCTAGTCGTGGGTCATGTGCTATGGCACGTTTGATACGGTGTTCATGGTTGCCCTCAAACCCAAACCATTGTGGCACCTTATACTTACGGGTACTGGGCTTACGTCTCAGGCGGTCCATAGCTTCGTTGTAGTGGTTAATATCTGCCTCGTAACTCTGAGCGCACATAGCTTGTGGGTAGCGTGTGTCATAAGTGTTAAGAGACTTCATATCTGCACCATCACCTAAGTCAATGATGTAGTTAGGGTTGACCTCATAGATTAGTTCGCCTAGCCAATCAAAACGCTCATTTCCCACTGAAGGGTCTACATGAGCGCAAGAGAATACAATAGCTGTTTTACCCGTCATACTTCACCTCCATTCCTACATTGAACTCTATCAAGATCGGGTCAATAGACTTCTCAAAGTGTGTCTTAAAGTTGTAAGCGTTAGTCATAGTCGAGAATGGTATCTCTTCATCAAACATAACATCCTCCCCGTCCACTGGGTCACAGTCTTCTACCCAACATAACAACCACCACAACCCCTCTTCTTCATCTTGGTATGGGCCATCCTTTACTTGATGCACCTTAAAGGTAGCTAACTTTGTTGGTTTAACCATTCGTCGGGTATCCTTTTATCTGCGTATAAGAAACCGTGCTTGTCACACCAATCCCCATAGGTACTCTTTGCACCTTTGTTTAACTTAGCCCTAGAGTTAGAAAACACAAACCTAATATCTAGGAACGGGTGCTGACTTTTAACCTTAAGGTGCTTCTTACGATCCGCTGCAACAAACCTGCCTTTTGACTCAATGATGATACCATTAGGTAACTTGAAGTCTGGGGTGTAGGTCTTCTGCTCTATAAGTTGCCACTGTATCTTTAGCTTCTCATACTCAAAGTCTACACCCCGTCCAATCAAGTCCTTAGAGATATCTTCCTCCAAGCCAGAGCGGTATCCATTCTTTATTGCGTGTCTCCGTCTCTCACTGTTGGAGGCTCCCATAACTCTTCCTCTCTTCTCCTTAGCCACAGTAGTCTGGCATTTTCCACTACACGGTCATAGTCACCATCATAAGCCTCTAAGCAAGCGTACCACAGTTCTTCCTCTGTCGTACAATCCTTAAGCAACTTACCAGCTTTAACAGGTCCAACTCCTTTGATACCCTTAATGTTGTCGGCTGCATCACCAGTTAGTATCTGAGTATAGAAGAACTTAGAGCCTCCCCACTCATCTACTTGTGACCATTCATCCCTGCCAAAGTTATAGTGATAACAAGGTATCTGTAGCATGTCCTTATCTATAGAGGCTACAACAGTATTAGGACCAAACTTAGTGGCAGCTATGGCTATAAGATCATCAGCTTCTTCCCCGTAACTTACCACTGCGTTATACTTAGACACTAGATAATCCCTTGAATGTTGCAGATACTCAGGCTTCTCAGACTTACTCCTATTCCCCTTGTAGGGGTACGACTTAGCTATGGCGAACCTAAAGTTATCAGCCCCAGTTAAGAACGTATGGAACCTGTCAGGCACAGGGAAAGACATAGTGTTGGAAGCTATAAAGTTCATAACCTCGTCTACTTTGTCCTCTGCATCTGCACTGGTCTTACCCTCCGAGGAAAACCCAGCCCTGTACGCAACAATGTCACCATCAACTAAGACATACTTTGGCTCAAATGTCGGACCAGACAATAGTCTCATCCTCTTTTTCTAGGGCCACTGACTTAATGTAAGTCCAACCCCCTGCCACTGTAGCCTCACTGTAGAAGTATGCAAGATTCTCAAGAGTGTCTACATTGTGACGCTCAATAGTAGTCTTACTTTCGTACCCATCTACCTCTTCCGAGGTTTCAAAGATGATGGTGGCTTTAGTCATTAGAAAGCACTCCCGTCTGACGCTTCGTATGGTACGTGTTCAACAACCTTAACTGCTTCTAAGGTAGTTAACTTACCGTCCCATACATCTAGCTTTGCTACAACCTTACTACCGTTACCAATAAGACCATCAGCCTCAAAGTCCCAATCAACTAGAACACCGTCAGCATCTTCTTTAAGGACACGGGGTGGTCCCATTATTACACCATATTCCCCTGTGTTCTGATCCTTGAACTTAGGATTAAAGTGTCCTCGTCGCGCTGAGAAGTATTCAGTACCTTCCTGATCCTCCTTGAACAACTGTGCTTGCATACCTTTGTTAGGTACACCATCAGATACCATCTTTTTCTTAGTATCCTTATCAAGCATTAGCTGCACAGTGTAGCGTCCCTGTACCTCATCAATCTTGTTTCGTGCATCAGAACCTTCCTGCATGTTTTTACCCATGTCTCGGTCTTCTTCACGCAACTTAGCCCAATTAACTGGACACTCAACGTAAACTTTCTTTCCCATGTCGGGTTCCTTTCCTTATGCGGGTACTTATATATAGCAACTTATTTTTTGGTTTATAACAAACCACGTTAAATTTATTTAGTGTATGTCAGCATAACTCTTTCCGAACTGAGCATCAATGCCTAAAGGTACATTTAGTTGCAACTCATCATTCAGTCGTTCAATGCTATCGTCCATACTTATCTTCTCTTGTGTCTCCTTTCCCTCTTTTACCATACTGATAATTTCATCGTGAAACTGTCCTATCGTTAACACACCATCTTTACGACAATGCTTGACCCAAGTGTCAAAGCAGTAGACACCTGTACCTTGATTAAGTGTACTAAAGCGATCCTTCTCACTCCGTAGGCTGTACCAGAAACCACTGACAGGGTTCTTTAGCCACATACCCCCTAGCCCCTGTGGTTCTCGTACACGTACACCCCTTGCCACGGCCTCTACGGACCAGTTACGATCCCAGAAGGCAGCAAGTAGTTTCTTAGCCTCTGACTTCTTCATGCCTGTAGTACGAGACAGCGTGGCCTCTTTGACACCATACGTGGCACTGTAGTTGACCACCTTGTAGTTCTTACGCAATGACTTTAAACTGCGTTCTCCTGTGTTGTGCTTGTCTATATCCTCTTGGCTGATGACACCAGCATGTTTAGCTAGGTCAAGGTGTGGGTCAAATCCTGGTTGTGACATTTCTGCTACATACTCAGGGTCTAAAGGCTGCATGTAATGACGCTTAGTAGTGTCCTCTAGGCTAGTCATATCTGCACCACATAACACGTAACCTTCTGGGGCAATCAGGCATCCTCGTATCTCAGCACCATAGGGTTTTTCCACTGAGGGGAGGTTAACCAAAGGTTTAGCATGTTTGAACCTCATAGTGTTAGTCATACCAGCTACCCCAGCCTGTAGGTATCCATCTACCTCACACTCTAGGAACGCCTTGAGTATCCCGATTCTGTGAGTAAGAACAGAAAGACCATCCAGAATAGAAACAGCAGCATCCACACTAGCCAACTTCTTAACTGACGGGCATAGTTCCCCATCTTTCCTGACTTGTTCGATCTGTCGTTCATCACCATTGCTCTCTCTTACAAACTTAAATGTTCTAGGTTGCCATCCGATACTGAACAACCAATCTTTGATCTGGGACACCGAGTTAGGATTACCTCGTTCTACACCCGTCTGTACAACAAACCCTTGTACCGTCTCAGGCTGCTTGTACTGCTTTCTCAGAGCCTCGAAGTTCTCCCCGTGACTGCTTAGGCTACCATCCTTACGGTACATCACCTTGGGCCTGTTCTGCACCTTAGTAAGTACATGACGTGGCATAGCATTGGCTAGTTGTTCTACCTTATCCTCTTTCATACCCTGCCACTCAGCAAGGTGCATACTGGCTTTAGCTACATCTAATTTCCACCGTAGGGCCTCCTGTTCCCTAGCGCAGTCTAACTTGAATGTGATGTAGTCGATAAGTCTCCACGCTTCACTGTTCATATAGTTTCTCCAATTTCCTCTTTAGGTCTCGCCAGAGGCGCACATTGATCTTTACATCCTCTTCACAACGATGGGCATACTCTTCTTTAGATAACCCCTCCCAATCATCTACCTTGGGCTTAGGTACACCATACTCTTCTCCGTACACTGCCAGCCCATGCTTTGTCCTGTTGTGATGCAAGTACCAACTAAGCCCAAGTGTATCTACTAGCTTGGCACTGACCTTTATACCTAGCACCTTTTCCACTGCGGGTATATCAAAGCGTACAATGTTATGCCCAGCTAAGGCTAACGTATGATCTATACTGTACTCCAAGAAAAAGTCCCTCATTTCATCGTAGTCAAAGATAGACCGTGGCTCATCCATAGCTGCTGTTTGATACGACAACACATGTATCTTAGTCAGCTTATCTAACAGTCCATCTGTCTCTATGTCGAATACTGTCTCTGCATCAGGTGTCATATTACCCCCTTTAACCCCTTTACTACTGAATCTGGTATTATGTAAGACTTGTCAAGATACTTCAAATCAATAACTACTCTTCCATCAATAAAGACAACTATAGTACACTCCTTATTGATATTACCTTTATAAATAACTTCCATAGCTGGTACTCCTCCATTACTGATACAAGTAGAGATTATAACTGTTAATCATTATCGTATAGCCCCAGTTCTTCGTTTGTCTTTGCGAACTGTCGTTCTAGTGGTGTTAATTCTTCTTCAATAAACTTGTCGTATGCTCTTGCAGCCTCTTCTGGAGTTTCAAACCAACCTAAGTGTAGTTGTTTACCGTCTTGATTCGATCGGGAACGGTACTTACCTTTGTATAGATACACACCTTTATAATTAATCTTACCATAAACCACAGAGTTTCTTGCGTTAAGGCTATTTGTTGCAGGTCTTAAGTTTTCTACTCTGTTGTTAAGTCTGTCCCCGTCTATATGATCTAAGAGGTCTGGAACACTACCGTAGTTAAGGAACCAAACAACTCTGTGATTACGATAGTAAAATCTTTTTCCCTTTAACCAGATTTTAGTACACAGATACCCATTACCATCAGGAGAACCTGTCGGACCCTTCGTTCTACGTCCATAGTGACTAGGGGTAGTCCAAAAAAGATTTCCTGTCTCACTATCATAACTTAGGTTTTCTTTGATACACTGCTTCTCTTCTTCTGACCACTCTCTTGCTTTAGACATTATTAATACTCCTGCTTTAGTGTAAACGTATCACTGTTAAACTTCATTCTGCCAGCCCGTCCTTCTTCACTGCAAGGGCGGTTTTTTTGTACCGTGATGTATGTTGTGTTTCTCTCATCAAGGTCTTCTGCTTCTTTGTCCCTAGACAGATCAATGATAACACTGGCACGTTGTCCTATCATCTTACAGTACTTAGGGTCTCCGTCTTCATTAGTGTGAGCGATAGTAACAATACCCACATTTAGTTCCGCTGATAGCTTAGAGAGCCTTACGGACAGGTCAGCTAGTAACTCTTCCTTAGATGCCTCTGATCGTCCAGCCACAACGTCTTGGATAGGTTCAAAGAATACATACTTGCATCCACATGCCTGACTAAAGAAACGTATCTGATCACACAGTTCATCAGTACCCTGCCCATCACCTAAGTAGAACTGATAGAAGTTCTCGTCCCTAGTGACACTCTTAATTGCTTCTATAACATCCTCATTCCTTCCCTTCTCATCAATCAAGTCACGCCTAGTCAGATTATCCTGTAACTCATACGACACAAGACCAAGTAGTGACCTTAGTTTAGTCTCTTCTAGGTGCCATGCAGCAATAGGAACCTTACGCTGTAGCATGTTGTATTCCAAGTAACGCATCACCTCAGTCTTGCCTATGCCAGTAGGAGCCTTAATCACTGTGAAGTGACCCTGCATAAGTCCCATGATCTTATCATCTAAGTCAGTGATACCTGTAGGAACGTATACATGGTCTGGTGTATCCCGATATAACGACAAGAACTGATCGGCAGTGTTTAAGATATTCTCAGGCGTGTACTTAGCAGCGTTCCACCATGCACTCTTGAACTCCGCATGTGCATTATCCTGTAGGAACTCATTAGCATCCTTATACTTGTCGTGTGGTACTCGATACACCTTGTTAGGAAACAACTTAGCCACACGATCCGCTAAGGCATTACCAGTATCATCATTATCTACTGACAACACAATCTTCTGGAAGCTATCTAGCCACTCCTTACAATTCTCCCACAGCTTCTTAGATGGCGCACCAGAGGGTAATGATACAACAGGGTTAATGTACTGGCTCTTCATCATCTGTGCCACTGATAAGGCATCTAGTTCCCCCTCAGTAATGGTTACAGTCTTAGAACAACCAGCGGTAAACATATTCATACCAAACAGTTCATCCCCCTTGAACCCGTCCTTAGTATAGAAACCTTTCTCATGTAGGGTACGGACTTTAATTCCACCGCTGGGGTATACGTACTCTTGGCGACCATCATATGTCTTAACATTGAAGTCCTCCATAGTACGAGCATTAATCCCTCGGAGGGGTGTATAACGACCATCACCAGCGGTCTCTATTCTCTTAGGTGTAAACGACATGATATTCTCCTTTTCCGCTAGTGGGTACTTGTCTCTGGCCCACTCAAAGGTATCACCAGTTTTACTTGGATACGACTTAAGACAAGAGTGACAACGACCAAACCCATCTGTGTTATAACTGAAAGCATCAGACGATCCACAATCAATATATGGACATGGTTGATGTACTCTTTCTTTATTCATATTATTATTTCCTTTTCCTAAGTAAGACCTCTGTACTTACCTATAGCAACTTTTTACGGTATAATTAACAAAAGCCACATTATTTATATGGCCTCTGTGACTTTTTTGATACACTTATCTATAGCCCTCTTAACTTCCATAGGTGTTGTACCAAATTTACCACCACAATCCTCAACAATCTTAGCTAACGTGACACCTTTAAGGTAACGCATTTCCACTAGACCCCACTCCTCGTAAGAGAGTGTCTTCCTTGCAACACGCATAGTCTCTAGCATATCTTGTCGTTTTTCATATACAACAGCAGGGTCAGAGTCTTCATCAACTACATCAACACTTTCTATCGGTGTGGTAGTAGAATTAATAGCTGTTTTAAGGATATCTTCCCCTTCTTTACTATAAGTCTGAAACTTAGAGCCTCCCTGACCTCTAGCCAATGACCTTGACAAATCACTTAGAGGTACACTTACAGCTAGTGTCTTAATATTTAGGTAGTCGTGCATAGCCCTGTTAGCCATACGCCTTAGATTAGCCCCATGCGTGTTGCCCTGATCCACTTGCTCTAAGCACTCCAACATTCCCTCGGACACCAGATCATCGAATTGATTAGGTGAATTGTACTTGTACGCAAGTGAACGACACATCTTCATCATTTCTTCAGTGTTCATCCTTCTCTAGTCCCTTCATTATTAGTTGTACAAAACCTGCACTGAATATAGCTGCAAACGTCTCAGGGTCACACTCTACCTGTACTGTTGCACTACCATCCTCATGCTCGTCTATCTCTAGTATTTTTATTGGTTTGTTTACGTCATCACTCATCTCTAAGTGCCACCCATGACACAGGAAACAGGTCTTCCATCTTTAAACTTATAGCCCATGCTACCTCTTGTGTCTCTGCCTGTGTGTCCTCTTTACACCTTAAACGACACATGTCAGCAAAGGCATCTAGGGACCCTGACCAGTACCATTCAGTCATGGTGTTCTGAGGCAATATCATACGTGCTTGCTCTGGTGCTATTCCTTGAGTTAGCATCTTCTTGTAGTCACCTAGTGCCTTCTCTGCCACCTCTTTAATATAGATGTTAGGGAAGTACTGGGACTGACTTTTTCCACCGCTCCCCTGCTTCTTATCCTCACTCTTATCTCTCCAATGTTCAGGCTCATAGAACTCAGGCTCACTGTCCACATACCTACGAGACACCTCATTCCATCGCAGGAACTTATGCTTGACCAACTGCCTAGCGACAAAGATTGGTGCCTTGATATGAAAACTAGCAAAGGCATGGCCGAATGGACTCATATGCTTATGCTCTGCCAGATACTTGATTAGTTTGGTGTCACCTTCCCTTAAGCCTGACCATTTTCCATTGGCGGGGTGCAACCAGTCACTCTTCTTTCCGAAGGACACCCTAGCTGCATTTACAACAGACAGGTCACTGCCCATGTGATCTATGTGTGTTACCTTAATCATCTGATAACTCCCAAGACTCTACCCAATTTTGACCTCGGTCATATATTCTATTTAAGTTCGAAGCTACCTTAATTGCACGTGCCTCTGTATTGTAACAACCTTGCAAATTCGTCTCTAAGGTACGGTCTTCCAACTCACGTTTCTGCCAAACCAACCATATATATCTCATCATCCAAACCTCCCTACATACTTTGCTATGTGATGTACGAATGGCAACAAGCTAATAGCCATAAGCAAGTTCATTCCTGTGTGTACCATTGCAATCCTCAGTGTATCACCCCTTGGTATGCCATCTGATACAAGTAGCCCAGCCAACCAGATAGTCCCTGTAGTCCCTATGTTGGCCCCTAAGACACAGGCTATTGCCGCTGGTAGGGGTACTGCACCTGATGCAACTAAAGCAATGATAGCTGTAGTACTTAAACTACTTGATTGCCACGCTAGGGTCATAATGATGCCACCAAAGAACATATAGATAGGGTTAGCGATAAACCATTGCAAGTGATCAATGTTACCCATACTCTTCATTCCACCTGAGAACATCTTTAGCCCTATATAGAATACGACAAGACCTATGGCTGTGTATAGGTAATTGTTCATAGTCCTGTACCTTTCCACAGCCGCAATTGTGCCTTTAGTTTATGGTTTTCTTCTAGCAAACGCTTGGCCTCTTTCTCCCACAGATCAGCCTCCCGCTTAATTATATGGTAATCCTCTTTGCACTTGTCTAAGGTCTCTATCCACGTTTCTCTGTCTATCATGTTAACCTCCTAAATCTGTTATGTGATTTTGACACATGACACCCTGTGCTGAGTTTAATGCCCTCTTCTTCTGTAGAATCTTAAGTCGATGCCTATACTCCCTCATATCTTTTTCCAACTTCTCTATATCATCATTAAGGGTATTACCCCTTATCTTAAGGACAGCCTTCTGAACAGTCCAGTATTCTATCTCTTGCTCAACACTTCCCATTAGTAATCCTTCACCATTGTATAAAACATATGATCACCCAGCTTTCCATCATAATCGTAGAACTTATTCCAGTAGGGGCTGACAGCCGTTGTGTGGTAGTGAGTCGAGGTTATGCCTAACCCATACCCATTGAGTACCTCAGAGGCCACCAGAATGGCTCTTATAACAGCCTCCTGCTCTGGTTCCTTAAGGAAGTCATCTGACTTTCCATCGTGGGTGTACGAGAACTGTTTGAACTGGTTAATTACCTCGCAGGCATCATCAGGATACCTATCACTCTGCACCCTGTTTAGTATCACCTCCGCAACAGCCAACTGTCCGTCAACTGGCTGGTTTCTAGCCTCGTAATATATTGCCGCTGATAGGCACAAAATGGTCAGCATAGAAGTCCTTTCCCCCGTTCTTCTCTTTACGGGTGTTCACATTCTTCTTCTTATCAGGTATCACCTGCTTCCTAAACTTGGGGTCTCTTAATTCCCTCGCTACTGGATTAATCTTATACACCTTGTCAGTGCGCTTACTTAAAGGTTTCTTTGGTCCTTCATTTATCATGTGAATCTCCTAAGTGCTTTAAGATTGTTGTGTGGTGAACAGAATACTTCCTCCCTAAAGCCCTAGCACCATAATTACGATCTCTGCTCTTATAGTTTTCCCTAACAAATTTTAACTGTTCCTCTGTCAAGGCCGAAAGAAGGCTGTCTGTACCCTTGGCATGACTCTTTAGACCAGTTCTATAGGCATGTTTCATATTCTCACTTTGGGTACACCACTCTAAGTTAGACAATGAATCATTAGTCTTATCACCGTCTATATGATTAACTTGGGGTTTGTTCTGAGGGTTGTCAATAAAGGCTATCGCAACAAGCCTAGATATTTTTAATGTTTTATTCACTCCATTTCTTCCACCAATCTTGGTAGAGATATATTTACGACCATTAGGGTTCCAAGTGGGCTTCAGTATTTTTTTTGACCTCTTAGACCATACATTCCCTAAACTAGATACCATGAGGATGTCCTCATAGCCTACCACATCTTTCCATAATTCAGTCATCATACTATTTCATCCCCCATTGTAAACACATGACGTCCACCAGCTTTAAAGGCTAGTACCTTATCCATCTTGAAGCACTTGTATCCCTCGGATGTTTTTAGTGTAACATAGCCGTGAGCCTTAAGTGCAGCAGCAGCAATCTTGCCACGCTCATTTCCCTTGAGGCCCTTAATGACGTTCATACGACCATTATATACACGTACCTCGTCATCCTTGGTCAAGAACTTTACCGTGATGAACTGGTTCTGGTTTTCGCTGAGTACGTTAGTAACCATGTTTTCTGGAAGTGCCATTTGATCTCTCCTGTTTCACTGTGATTCTGTAGATAGGTTAATTCTGTGCTAGTGTCAAGTGTTAGCCTCGACAACAGCCCTTGCAAATCCTCTCGGTGTGGCTGATCTGATGTT